TCAGTGATGCATACCGACGAGGGTGTTCCAACCGTAGGCCAGCAACGCCAGCATCCAAGCGGTTAGCATGCTTTTCCAAAATGCCCAATCTTCGCGACTAACGAATTTTCCGGTAACGTCCTGAAGGCTCTCGCGGAACGTCTCCGCCTGACTCGCCATGGCAAGCGTAAAGCGATCAGACATTGCCCGGAACGACGCATCGAGTTCAGCGTCGCGGGTGCCCAACCTTTCGACCGCGGACACGACATACCGCATCTGTTCTTCCAGCCGTGCCAGGCGGTCGATCAGTTCGTCGTTCATTTGGGGATTGGCTATCGGGCTGGTTGTCATGAGTTTACCGTCTATCCGCGATTAAAGCTCAATGCTGAACTGCTCCTCCGAGCGACTGAACGAGCGACCTGTTATGATGGGTTGGCGGACACGGGTATCGGTGTAGTGGTTGCCGCCAGGGGATAGTTGAGCGCCCATGCGCTACCGAGGTCGGCAGCAATATCCCAACCCGAAGGTTTAGCAACGGACGCGAAGTTGTCCGTGACGGCGTCGCCGCGAAAGATGTTTCCATAGCCATATGGATAAAAAAGCGCCAGCTCACCCGGTGCATTGACGGGCGCGCTAGCGAGCGTGATTTGCAGATGAGTGGCGTCGATTCGGATGCACGCGGTCGCAGAGATGATTTTCCCGGGTGACCCAACCGTTCCACCATCCATGACGGCAAATCCTTGGCCTGTGGCAGCCAGCAGCGGCACAATCAGATCCGTCCCTGCGTCATGAATGATGGTCAGTAGCAGTGTGACGCTGTTCGCCACCGCCTGATAGACATGAGAAATAATGGGACCGCCAATTTTGGGGATGCCAGACGGTATGGTCGTCTGGGTATCGCCGCCTGTCGCCGCAAGTATGGCACGCGCTGCCACAGGAGCCGCAAGCCGTCCAAATCGAAGGTTATCGGTGGCATCACGGTGATTGAAGTCTCCTCCCGTCGAGACCCCTGTCGTCGGATTCCATGATGAACCCCGCGGATTGCTGTCCGACGTCTGCGGCAATCCGATGAAGACATTCTGGGTTGCGTCGGCAGCAACCGCTGCGGCCACTTCCCGAACCATTTGGATCCCGCCGTTGCTGCCGCTGCCGAAGGGGATCGCATTCCACCACATGAGTGGCAGCGACGTAGAGCTCCGCATAAGCATCGAGCGCATGAGGCTAAGCAATCTAATTACTGCATCGGAATATAATGCTTTCTCGCTGTAGCTTCTAGCGCTGTCGCTTTCCGTCCAGGGCCAGACAAGAAGGGCGATGTCCTCTAAATCGACTGCTGCCTGCGATCCGAGATATGTCTGCACTGCAACGCCGTCCGAACCGAGCAACCAATTTGATGGATCGCTGCCATCCTCGGGGTCGCTGAGAAAGGCGCCAGGATAAACAACAGGCCCGCTAAAAGGAACATTGCTGATGCCGTGACCGGAAACGCAAGTGTAGCTGCTTCCGCTCCCCCATAATCCGATCACATTGTAGGCCAACGCTCCAAGGTGCCACGCGATGCCCTGGGCCATTAGATGCCAGGCACCATCCGTCAGTGAATACCCCGCGTTGGATTGACCCATAACGACAAGCTGGACGCCCTTGCGTGGCCCGCGTATCCATCTTCTGGCACAGGAAAGCAGCGTCGCCATATCGCTCGTCGAGAGGGCTCGCCCCCAGATCGCAGCCTCATGAAACCAGCATTGCGCCGCCCCATCCGATGCACCGGAATGCAGAAACAACAACGGCCCCACCAACACTGATGCGGAGGGATTGCCTGTCGCGGTTGCAACCTGGATTGCGTCGAGCCAGGCATCAACGCCGATCCCAGGCGTATTTCGGATGACGACGGAGTGCGTGTGCCTACGCTCAAGCGTGGTCGTCAAGACGGTTTGTGAAGGGCCGGGGAAAAGGATGAGCCTTGAAACCGCTCCCGATTGGGCGTCGGCGCCGAGAATGACCTTGCCGTTGCACGTTAGGAGCGCGATCGAGGTCACACCGGTGGCTTGGACATAATTTGGCCGTGACCAAACAAAGTACAACGTCCACGCCGAAGATGAACCCAGAGATATCGAAGCGAGGGAGAACCCAGTATCCAGGTCCATCTGGGGCAGGAGCATCCCGCTCGTCGGCACGGCGGGTGGCAGAACCGTGTTCAGGCCCAAACCACCCAGCGTGGCATTGAGCCGCGGCGTCGCCTGGGGAGCCGTGCCGCTCCCGGCTTGATGATAGACACTGAGATTCGCGCCCACCCCGGACTTGTCGATTATGGCGGCGGCCGGATTGTTCCAGCCGGGCAGTATGACGCCGTTCGCATCGACCAGCCCTGCATAGCTGCCCGCATCCCACCAGCCGGAAAGTCCGGCAATGGCATTGGGATAGGGGCCGACAAAGGACCCGCTGCTGGCGGCAGCCGAAGTGCCAGGCAAGCTGCGCCACAGCACGGCCCGACCTGGGGCCGCCAGCATGGTCCGACCCGGGCCTATCTGAGCGACACTCATTTCAGGTGGCCGTTACCGTATACGGGCTGACATAAGTTGCCACGACTGCGCCGGCGCTGTTGAGCGCTTGGAACCAGAGGTAATATACGCCGACCGATGATGGTGCATTGGCATACATGGTTTCGAGGTTGTGGCCGCCGGTGGACCAGATGCCTGTTGTCATCGGAGCCCAGGACGTGGGCGCAACCGTGCTGCTGGTGCTGTAGCCGTATTCGACGACGGCCGGCGCCGTGTAGGATCCATCCGCTGCCGAGGTATTTATGTTGACGTTGATCGCATTGCCACCGCTGCCATGCGTCCACGATACGTTGGCAGATGGGTTGATGCCGGAGGTGAGTAGGTAGGTGCTGGGCGCGGCCGTCGTCGCCGTGAGCACGGAACTCCAGCCACTCGTGCCGCCGGCATTGACCGCTTCGACCTGGTAGTCGTAGGCAGTACTGGCCGTTAGTGCGGAAATGGTCACCGCAGTGTTTGTAATACCTGTGATGGTCGTCCAAGAGTTCATCGCATGGACGCTGTAACCAACCGTGTAATTCGCGACCGCTCCTCCTGATGCAGGCGCGTTCCAGGAGAGAGGCTGGGTTGTGCTGGTAGGGGAGCCGGCCGCGAAGGCGGTCGGTATGCCAGGTGCCGCGACCAAAGTGGCCACAGATATTGTCGCAGTGAATGCACTCGTCCCCCCGGTATTAACAGCGGCTACCTGGACGTCGTAACCGGTTCCCGCGGAAAGGCCGGTGATGGTATAGGCCGTTGTGGAAAGGCCTGTGATCTGCGTCCATGCGCCGGCACCGGTGATCCGATATTGCAGCACGTACGATGCGACCGGGCCGCCGGTGCTGGGCGCAGCCCACAACATTGGCAACGTGGTCTGGGTAGCGACTCCAGCGGCCAGGGACGACGGGGTACCCGGCGCGGCGATCGTCGTGGTTCCATTGGCAATGGCACTCGGCGGACTCGACCCTGCGCTATTGACCGCGATCACCTGGAAATCGTAGGCGGTGCTGGGTGTGAGATTTGCAACGGTGATCGTGTCCGCGACAACGCCTGTCGCAAAAGTAATCCAAGTCGATTGCCCGGTGACGCGATACTGGACGGTGTAACTGCCGACCGTTCCGCCGGTCGTCGGTGGTACCCAAACCAGATTGATAGTACCGGATGTCGGAGCGGATGCAACAAGGTTGGTCGCCGATCCCGGCGCGGCGGATGGCGGCGCGCCAGTGGTTGCGTTGACGAGAGACGATGCGGGACCGAAACCGCCTGCGTTATAGGCAAGTACTTCGAAGTCGTATTCCGTGGCCGCAGTCAATCCGCTAATGACAGCACTTGCGACGGATACGGTCTGCGTGATCCAGGTCGACTGTCCGGTGACCCGATATTGCACGACATATCCGGTCGGTGTCCCTCCGACAACTGGAATCGACCAGGTCAGCGCAATCGAGCCATACGTGATCGTGCCGACGGTAAGCGTGGTGACCTGGCTCGGCGCCGGTGATGCGGCAGGTCCAGACATCCACGCGACGTTCAGTGACCCGCCCGAGTAGCTCAGCGCATAGACCTCGGCACACTGGCCGTTAGCCAGGGTTTGAAGGCCACTGGTCGTGGTGATCACACTATCGAGCGTTACGATACCGCCCGAGACGTTGACCAGCTTGCAGGCGAAACCGGACCCCTCGGTCGCTGAGTGGGTCAGCGTCACCGGTTTCGAAATGACCAGTATGGAGCCGTTATGCGCGCTTCCATCGAGCGTCGTATTGGTTGTGATCTCCACGACCGGACATTTGTATCCTGGAAGATGGCCGGCAATCCAGGTCCACATCGCGGCCATAGTCTGAACCAGCATCGAACTGCTGCCCTGGCCTACCCAGAATACATCGGTATCCGCCGCCGCCCCGGCCGGTGTACCTTGGTCTATAGTCTCGCCATCCATCAGGTTAGCGTATGAAATCGTATGATCGACACCCCCCTGACTAACGGCGATAAGATCGCCCGCATTCAGCATGTTCACCGGACTTAATTCACCGATGCTGCTTGCACTACCCGATATTTCGCTGTCGACGGCAAGGGTGCCCGTGGCAGATATAGTACCGGAAGCGTCGATGGTGACATTTTCACCAGCGGAAAACAGGCCTCTCAACATCGACAGCTGTAACAGCTTCGGCGTCCCGTTGCTGCTTAACACTGCCTGATCGGTTGGCGTCAGTGCGGATTCTACAGGAAACGATGCGTGGTCCGTGCCGTTTGCCTGCAGATTGTCAGCTGCAAGGGTCAAACCAGCGCCGATACCGATCGGTTCCGGACCACCGGCCCCGAGGCTCACCCGGCCGAGGAGACAGCCAGTCGGCGCCATGATCGCGGGCTGGCTACTGGCGAGCAAGGAGCCGACGGGAACGGAGCACGTGGTTCCCGACTGACTAACCAAGACTTCGTCATCTGGCGCGACCGACTGGGCGACCGGCAGTTGATTGATCGTCGGCATGGCGAACCTTTACCAGAGCGGCAAAACGAAGAACTTTTTGATAAGCGTCGACTATGATCCCACGCTGCACCACCAAGATCCTGCTGCTGCGTTCCATTGCGCAGAAAATGCGCCGCCTGCGGCAAGAGTCGTTGGCGGTGTCTGAATGTCCGTCAAGCCGCCACCGCTGTCTTTGACAGTCAGGTTGGCTATCGCAACCTGGGTGCTGACACGAATCACTTGGCCATTGGTTGGAATGGCCGGGAGAGCAACAATCAGGGAGCTTAGACTACCGGAACCGAGGATGCGGAAATCTGAGGTCTCGTATGGTATACCGATTGTCTGTCCCGTCGATGGGGTGGCTGTTGCCATCGCCTGACGCTCGACGACGCTGGCGAATGAGACGGGGCCGCCAAAGGACGTGACGCCACCGTTCGGATTGACCGAGATGATGCGCGGCAGGAGCGTCAAGGCCCCAGTGTTGGTATTCAGTGTGAAATCGGTGGGAACGCCGTTGAAGGAATTTCCGACAATCGTGTTGACGTTTTGTAGATTCGAGACGACGACGGCATCGGTTCCGTTAGCAGCATTCCCAATAACGGTGGTATTGGACACCGTGCCGCCCGTCACCGTCGTGCTAGTTCCGCCTAGCGCGACACCGGCACCGTTGACGCTACTGATGACATTTGACGTCACAAGGTTTGGTGTCGTCCCCTGCTGACCAAGACTACTGACGATGATGCCAGTCTCGATCCCAGAAAAGGACCCGAGTATCGTGTTTCCACTGACAACATTATTGTTGCATTCTTCCAAGTCTATTGCAGCCCAGGTCGTACTTGCACTATTAAAGCGCACAAACGTGCTACCGGTTATAGTCGATAGAGAGCCCCAACTGACGAGAATGTCACGATATTGAGCATTGAACGTGCTGTTAACGATATTCATCTGTTCGCTTGTCGTAATCGTCTGGAAAGAAATACCCTCACCGCTTGTCACTGCTCCAGTTGTAACGGGGGTAAGCGATATTTGACCGTTTGTCTTGTTTATTGCGGTAATACGGCTTTGCGGTGCGATCCCGGTGCCATTGACGACCATGCCGACCGCTAGCTGCGCGGCAGCGGCCACCGAGACGACGATCGGATTGCCGGCCGTAGTCGTTGCGGTTGCCGGATAAGACACCCCCGCGGTGATGCCAACCCAATTAATGCCCCACCAGTTCCCGATGATGGTGCAGCCAGCCACGGTGACACCCTGAACGTAGCCGTAGACATACAGGCCAGTCGAATAGCCTTGGATAATGCAATCAGTGAGCGCGATCGATACGGCGAACAAGTTTGAGTTAGGGGCGATTATGGATAGACCAATATCGGCTCCGGCGGCGGTCGCTCCCGGTGCCTGAATATTGACGTTGCGCAGTTCGAAGCACGTCAGATTTTCGACGACGACCCCGGTAAACCATCCAGAACCTTGCGTCGGCCCACGAACAAAAATGTCGGACAGACCGCTATTGCCGTAGTACAGGGATCCAGATGACGGATCGGCTACAATTGACAGGCCAATGCCGGAAAGTGTCGGCAACGTTCCATTTCGGACGATATCGAGATCCGATATGCGTACCGATCCCCAAATCCCCGATTTCTGTGTGAGGGTTAGCATCACACCGTTGGTAGCGCCTGTAAAGGCGAACACCGTGTTTCCTGCGCCGTCGCCCTTGATGCTAATCGCAGTGCCTGCGATCGTCTGAACCAGCGCCTGACTGACAAGGTAGATTCCAGCGGGAACATAACCTGTCCCGCCAGTCGACGCCAGAATGGACAGCCAGTTTTGGATCGATGCCGTATCGTCTGTAATACCGTCACCCTTTGCGCCGTAACTTTTGACATTCGTGACGTCCGCAAAACAGGCCGCTAGCGTTCTGTAGGTAGAACCGCTGGACGCGATGACGCTTGTTGCCGATGCGTCGCCACCTTTGAGAAGACGATTTGCGATAGCAGAACCCAGCGTTGAGACGCTTTCAGTATCGCTGGGCGTCACATTACTGGCACTGAGATCAATCCCGGAAGGCGAAAGAGATAGGCTTCCGCCAGCCATTGACAGACCGCCATTGGCTGCAAGACTGACCGCGGTGAACTTACCGGCATTCGCGCCGATGATCGGTGATGTTGGCAAGGAGGACAGTACCGTGCCGACTTGTGCGTCGACATATTGCTTCGGCGCGGCCTGAAGGCTTGCGGTGGGATTCGCGGCCAGCGTAAGCGTCCCAGTCATCGTTCCGCCAGCCAGGGGAAGAGCGGTCAGAATCTGATTGTCGACGTAGTGCTTAGTAGCGGCCTGGATTGACGCAACGGGATCTCCCGCCAGCGCAAGAACACCAGTCATGGTGCCTCCGGTCTTGGGAAGCGCTGTGCTGACCTGTGTATCGACATATTCCTTCGTCGCAGCCTGCAGCGAACTTGCAGGGTCGGCAGCCAAAGTAAGAGCGCCCGTCATAGTGCCACCGGCAAGCGGCAACGCCGCTATAGTGTGCGCGTCCACGTACTGCTTTGTCGCAGCCTGCAACGACGAGGCGGGATCGCTGGCGAGGGTCAATCCGCCATGCATGGTGCCGCCGGTCAGTGGCAGAGACAAAGCGACTTGGCTATCGACGTAATGCTTGGTGGCAGCCTGGCTTGCCGCAACAGGGTCGGCGGCCAAAGCCAACACTCCAGTCATCGCACCACCACTCATCGGCAGAGCCGTAGCCACCCTGCTGTCCACATACTCCTTTGTCGTGGCTTGCAGAGCACTCGTAGGATCCGCTGGTAGCGCCAAGGGACCAGTAAGCATGCCACCCGTTAGCGGCAATAATGTCGATGTTGCGGAGTCAACATATTGCTTCGTGGCTGCCTGCAGCGCCGCTGTCGGCCCCCCCGAAAGCACCAGAGCACCGGTCATAGTGCCCCCCGTCGTCGACAGCGTTGTCGCTGCCAAGTCAGCGAGTCGTTCGGCCGTTGTTGCGCCGGTAGGCTTCACGACCAACTGAGAGACATCGAGACCCGATATGCTAGAAAGACCGCTCATGAATTGCCAGTATGGTACGGCAGTGTTCCCACCTCCCTGGCCCAGCGGCACCAGATCGCCGGCTGCGGGAACAGTTCCTGTCGGTAATGTGCTGACAATGTAGCCCGTGGTTGCCGAGAGCGTTCCGTTGTTTAGGATTAGATTGGCGCCAATGGTCAACGTCTCCGGCGCGCCGGTGCCGGTAGACTCTCGACCGAGGACCGATCCGGTCGGCACAGAAAGCGCAGGTTGGAGACCGGACACGATCTGTGCACGCGTGACTTTGCGCGCTATGCCACTCTGGCTTGCAACCAGTTCGTCTGTATCGGATGCCGCCGTAGCGGGCGCCAGTTCGTCGATTGTGGGCATAATAAATTTCGACTCCGGAGGCAGTAGAACCGTGTCAGCTGGATAGGATTGGATTGCCGTTCTGATCCGTGATCACCAGACCTATATCTGTCTCCAAGGCCGTGACCGGAACCGACGGAGTCGAAAGAGAAAGGACGGGTAACAGGATGCTTCGCTGGATCGTGCGACCATTGGTAGTGCCGATGACGATCGTTACCGTATAGACCGTACCGGCCTGCCCTCCTGAGAACCAGAATACCGCCATGGCCCCGTCTGCAGTAGACGATGCCAGCGAAAGATCGCCTGGGTTGGCGGGACTTATCGTTGCGTCCAAGGTCTGGATTGAGTCACCGTCATTTCCGACAAAGGCTGGCGAGATGTCGAATTGATAATCGAGGACATCGGCTGGATCCTTTGTTGGCCAATTGAGTGGCGATGGTGCCGAAGCGATCGCCCCCCTGGCCACGGGAATGAAGCTGTCCAGCGTAACCGTCCGCGCGCTACTCGGCTTCCAGACATGCGTGGCTTGCGTCGGCATGACGTGCTCCAGGCTAAAAATGGATATGCGAAGCGATACCGCCGCTGTCGGCGGCGTTTCGCGTTATGCGGGCTGTGTCCGATCGAGTGATCGGCTATTGCCAGCATTTTCCTGATCGACCACCATCTGATCTGGTGCCACTGCATGCCCGTCTAGAAAAAGCCAGCCATAGGCAATTCCCGGAACATTAGTCACGTCGACCCATGTTAGATCGGGGTGGAACATGCTCGCTAAGTCGTTGTCGGTTGCCAGAAGTTCGACAACGGTATTCCGTTCAATCCTCGCATAGATGCGCATTTCCATTATCACCACCGGACGATAACCAAGCCGGCAGCGCCGGCAGCACCAGGTTGCGCTGTGTTGCCATTCAGACCGGTCCCTGCACCTGAGGCGCCCCCGCCAGGCGCCTGCCCTTGGGTCGCGAAGCTAGTTGCAACATACGTAGCCCCACCACCCAGAGCCGCGGCCCCGCCTGCGCCCCCGATGTTGTTGATGCCATTGCTGCCCGTGCTACCCGCAACATTGAAGTCGCCGCCGACGCCCACGCCTTGGACCGAGGCACCGAGCCATGGCGCGCTGAACGTTGCGAGCGGATTGAGACCGCCACCTGTAGCCGATACGTAGCTCCCGAAGCTGCTGGTTCCGCCTGCCGTCGGTGGCGAACCCGAGTTACCTGGGGTGCCCCCCGCTCCGATTGTGACGGGAATATTTTGCCCCGCATTCAGGCCAGTGATACGCTTGCGAGCATAGCCACCACCCGCGCCGCCCCCGCTCGGTAAGGTGTTGGAGGAGGCATAAGATCCGCTGCCAGCCCCCCATACCTCGACTTCGACCTGAGACACGCCATAAGGAACTACGAACGTACCGGACGAGGCTATGCTCTGCACGCCGGATCCGAAGCCTGGTCGGAGTGCTGGCAACTTCCACCCCAGAAATGGCGCACTCGCCATAAGTGAAATGGATGATGACGTAATTGCCGTCTGGCCATAACTGACGGTGATCACGTAAAGCCCGACCCAACCATTATCCACTGGCGGCGTTACCTGTGAGCCAGCCGTGGCAGCCGCGCCAGCCTTCAGCTGAAGCTGCACGCGCTGCGTGCGCATCGTATTTTGTGCAACGCTCGAGTTGTTGGGGCCGCTATAGGGCTGCGAAGGATTGGCCGCGTTGTAATACGGCAAGACCAGCGGCGTTCCGTCGGCTTCCTGCAGGGTCGCCTGTATCAGAAAGTTTGCAGACTGTCCCGATGTTGTAGGCGGCGAGACGGTAAAGCTCGTCGCCTGAAGATTAATGCCCATCTTAACAAGTGGATCCGTACTATCCGCCGGCAAAGATCCATAGGCGAGCGCGTCCACGACCGAGAGCTGCGTGATGCTCCCCGGGCCCACGGTTACGTTGAGCGATGCGGGCGTTGTCGGCGTGCATGCAAGTCCATCCACCACGGTGTTCGTGCCCAGCATCATCTGGGTCAGATAGCCGAGCGCAATCATGGCGTAGCGATTCAACGACAACAGATCGCTGTCGAGCGGGATCGCCCCAGGATAGACTATGTTCCTGTCCATAAATTTCCTCTTGATCTTTATACAAACTACGTTGTCGGAAATCACGTGATCCCGTGACAACACAGCTCTAAGCAGCGCTATTAATTCAGGATGCGAGTCCAGGCGATTGAGGCGACAGGCAGGACCTCCGCAACTGCCGCCATGATATCGCCGTCAGTCACCTGCCCTTGGACCATGGCCAAACTGGCATACTCGAGAGCGCCAATGCCGTAGCCACCCATCGAGCAAGTCCATCCAGAGACAAGGGCGATACCGGTACCCGAGGGACGGAACGCCGTAACGAAGCACTGGAATGGCAAAGACAGGTTGCCCCAACCACCGGCGCTGCCATAGCCCATGCCTCCAAGGGTATAGCCGCCCGTATCGGTGGTCCGCATCGGCTCGAATACGACGGGTGCTCGTCCGGTGAGCCCTTGAAGCGCCGCGATGATCGACTGGCGGGTCCCATGCTCCTTGAGAAGATTGGTCTGAATCAAGAGACGGAAGGCGTCGTCATTCTGATTAGCCCGACGCTGGAGCCGCCCACCAAAGAAATCGTCGGCAATGATATCAAGCCATACGTCTGTTGCCGTCGCGATGCGTGTCTGTAACTGCACGTAGTTAAGAAGCGAGTAGACCCAAGACCATGCCCAGCCAAGTCCAGCAATCAGTCCATCAAGGACGGGTGTGGTATCGGCAAACCATCTGGTCGGAAGAACCGCCTTTATTCGGGCCTGTATGTCGGATTGGTCCCCCGTCATGTCAGTTAACCGTGATCACGCCGGCTTTAATGACGCCATTCGGCTGGCCCGCCACATCGCCGGCCGCGCCATTAAGTTGCACCTGGGTGACGTTAATGATCGCCGACGATACGCCATATGCTAACTGGCTGATTCGGCTTATCGGCAGGGAAGCGCCAATCGATAGACCATTGATGAAGCTGATCAAGGCCGCCGCAACCGGGGCCGCAAGCTGCGCACTTGTCATGGAGCCAGAGACAGTCAGTGTCAGGGATACTTCGACGATAGTGACGGCAGGCGGCTGGACAGTAAATCTAGATCCTACAGGTCGGACTGCATCGATTGCAGTCTGGACGGTGCTGAGCAGACTGCTCGATGGATAGCCACTTCCGTCGTCCACCGTGACGACGAAATTTCCCATCGACACATTGCCATCAACGTCCTGATTTTCCTGGATCGTATAAAGCAGTCCTTGTTGAATGCTATTGACGGCGTAGCCGACTGCCACCGCAGTGGCCCGAGAGCGGCTATCGATATAATTCTGAAAACGGAGACGGAATGCCGTGTCCGTCTCGGCATCGAGGCCGTTTTGGAATGGTGATGCATTGCTGACCGCATCAATACCAGGAATGGCCGAGGCCATTAGCGAGATCGATCCTGCTTGCACATTTCCGCCTGAGCCAGCCAACTGCGCCATCACAGGAACGTCCATAGTCGCCGCCGTACTCCCCATCACGTAGCCGTTTTGAGCGCCACTCCATGCCGCATTTGTCGTGTCCGTCGTCACAGAGAACGTCTGCGTTCCGTCCGATGTACGGACCAGCGAACCTACGGGAACGAGCGCCGTTCCGATCACGGTGAAGCGTGTGAACGTCACGATTCCAGTGGCTGCAACCGCGGGTAACCGGACGAGCGCAAAGTCGGCCATCCAGCTATCAAGATCGCTTCCTGTACTCGTAGCAGCGCGGGTCGTTTGCAATACTAGAAGTATAAGCCACTGTATCCACAGGGCAACCGACGCATTCGCTTCCAATATGGCCCGGAGAGTCGAACCGACTGTTAGATCGAGCAGCTGCGCTGCAGCAGACTGTACAGCTGCCGCCATGTTTTGCATCAACGTTGTAAAATTTTGTAGGGACAGCTGCATGCTTTACCCATTTATCGAGAATGACAGGAGTTCGGTTTGCCCGGAAGGGGCATCGACGTAACGGATTTGGACATACACCGTGCCGGTACCGTCGGTCGGATTAAACTGTACATTGATCTCGGGCTCCGGCGTCCGGGCCACGGCCGTCTCCTTGAATATTTGACTGCGTATGACAGCCTGTATCTGTGCGGCATTACCCGGCTGACCTATGAACTGGGCCAGACCCGCCCCATAGTCAGGCTGCCATATATAATCGCCTGGATTGGTCATCAGGCGGCGCAAAACTCTTTGCTGTCCAAAAGTGGTTCCACTCACTAGCGCAAAATCTCCGGTAGAACCGATAGAAAGATCACCGCCCCACTGATGTGATAGATCGAACACGATCAGGCCTGCGAACCAGTGACCGTTGTTGGGCCACCACGGGAATCTGTATGTATGTGCTGGTCGTATAGACTGCGCAACGATCCGAGAGAACCAACCCTGTCATAGACGTCGCCCGTCACGTGGAGATCGCCCGACATCTGGATGCTGCCGTCATTCCGAAGTTTCAGAAAGCTACCAGACTTGTGGACCAGCCATAGTTCGCCTGCCGGAGCGGGGGGTGGATTAGCGACACTGCTGAAGGCTCGACCAATGACGATCCCATGTTCTGCATCGCCCTCCTGTGCCAGAACAAGCACCTGGTCGCCGGGTGATGGCGGACAGCTCATGCCCCAACCAGAGCCGACCCATGGCGACAGAAGAGGCAGCCAGCCGGAGAGGACCGATTCCGGCTGCATCATAACGCGCACTGTCGCATTGACCGGATCGACCGATGTCACCAGTCCAAATCGCGGCTGGGCCTGAATTTGGTCGAGCCGGCCAGCCTCGCCCTTCAGCGCATTTACAAAGCGATCCATTGTCTAACCCGTTACGCTACCAACGATATCGGCAGGCGTCGTCGAACTCGTTCTAGGCGACGTATTTTTCGCACGAACACGCTGTACGAATCCGTTCTGCATCGACAATCGCCGGTCGATCCGATCCACAAAATAGGTCTGGTCGAAGTCTGTTGCGGTTCCGGTTAGCTGCAATATGCTTCTCGGACTGAGCGTCAGATCGCCTGGCATCGTCGCCTCCCACACGCGCTCGTGTTGTGCGAGTTCTGCGGCCTTTTGTTGCGCCAGCTTCAGGGCATCACTCATCGTAAGGTTAGGCCGAATGAAGACGTAGTGTTGCGGGGGTCCGCCCGTGCTGGTACCACCTGCGCCGCTTCCTCCGCTGCTGGTCCGCTGGCCGGACGCCCGTACAGTCTGCGAGAACGCATTCTGTTGTCGACTATTCCAACTCTTGACAGTCACCACGATGTCGCGGGCAAGAGTGAGGGAACGTTCGAGGCGCAGCTCCTGAAGCTGAGCCGGCACCACTGTGTATGGTGCTGCCGATGTGGACGTTGCAGGTTGAAAGACGAGGGATGTCCCGGTGATAAAAACATCGAATCCCTCCTGACCAGCTAGAAAGATCAAAAGGTCCCATTCCGTCATCGAGCGGCTAAATTGGTTCAGAACAATTCTATCATGCTCGTTTTGATAGTAACGACCAACAGGCGTCGTCGTCGTGGTGACGATCGGGGTAAGGTTGTGACGCTCAGCAAGCAGGGTAGCAATTTCGCTTGAAGTCCTATTGGCGAATGTTTCTTGGGTGCGATTTTCGATCAGAAGGGCAGTCAGATCTCGGCCCTCGATCTTTAGCGTACCGGCTACAATGTCGATCACCACTGTATCCACGAGTCCTTGTATGAGGCTGGTGAACGTCGTACCCCCATCCATACTAAATTGTACATCCACCAGAACATCCGTCTGCGAAGCCCAAAACGCCGCATTGGCCCATACGTCGACGCCTAACGCGATGACGGCATTAAAACGGTCGGCTGCGTAGTGATTGTTCGATTGAACTTCTGCTTCAATGGAACCTAAGATCGATAAGCCGTTAGCCACCAGGCGCAGGCGCGGCGCCCGCCAGGATGCCATTGCGGTCAGGATAACGTTGGGCAAGAGGCTCGCGCCAGCATCAGCCATAGATCCGACTGAACTGGTGAACGTTCCGCTCACGGTCTTACTGCTGGGCTATGCCACCGCCGGCACTGGCGTCGGCATCAGGTATAAGCAAAATTACTACACCAGTAAGCATCGGGTCGCTAATCCCATTGAGCTGCGCGATTCTTATCCATTGGGTAGCATCGTTCAGCTGCTGTGCTGCAATCTGGAAGAGATTTCCACCAGCAACAGTGACCGTCTTCATGCTCAGGTGCTCGCATTAGCCAGATTTACCGCTGCACGGCCCGCATAGGCTTGCGCGACGACCAACTGGCTCAGTTGTTGAGACGCATCCACTGCGTTGGTAAGGCCGGTCACGCCCGCTGCCGCCGATCCAGGCGAGGTTATGGCCGTCATGGGAAGGGATGCCTGGACGTTTCCGATAGCACTCGATAGGCTCGACTGTGCATCGGCCAAGCTGGACTGCGCCGCGCCATAAGCTGCAGTATCGCGGACGGTCGCCGTGGATGCGGAAAGTGCCGTCTGTGTGGACGATATATCGACACCCGCCGAAGCGGCCTGGCTTACAGAGCTAGCGACATCTCCGATAACCGTCGCACCGAGCGACAGGGCTGTTTCGATTACCGCACTGGCCTCATCGCGCAAAACAGTGCAGGTTACTTTGTATGGTATCCAGTTAGTGGTGGTGTAGTCGGCCTGAAACTGCTTAATAAAAACTGTATAGAAGAATACATCCCACGTAAGCGGAAGCAATATACCCAGCGCGCGCATCTCATCCAACGCGCGGGCCCTCAGCGTCGCATTGCTGCCGCTAAAGATTCCCGCAAAACATATGTCGGCATCGTCTCGGCCAAGCGAATCTACAACACGCACCCCCCCAGGCAGCGTGTGAACAGCCAATCTTTGTAAGCCGCCGAAGTTGATTCCGCAAGGTACCTCGTAATCCTGAAAGACTATCGGGCCGAGGATTAGTGTTGTATTCGACACGCTCTCTTCGCTCCAGATAACGACGCGGAAATTACATTTATCGGTATATGACACCCCGCAATGCGGGCAGCAAAATAGAATGATTTGTCGGGGCTTATTTTGACGTAATCTGGAAATCTCGAGTAGTTAGAGGGTGTTATGCACTTTGCATCAGGTCTGCGGCGTGCTTGAGCATGTATCCGACGAAAGCGATGACATGGAAGCCGGCGAGTGTTTCAGCGTAGCGCTCGTAATCCTT